AACTGGGAAGACTTCAAAGAAAACACAGACAACGTCGAAGGCGCGCAGCAACTAGCCTGTAGTGCTGGGTCTTGCGAGATTTAAAAAGATTCACATGGTGGTGAGTTTGGGGAGCTTCGGCTCCCCTTTTTTATGTTATACTGTCCAAAACAATACAAAGGAATCCACCATGATCTATTCGATTGACTTTGAAACCCGTAGTAAAGCACCACTTAAAGATGTTGGGCTAGACATCTACGCCAACGACCCCACAACAGAAGTGTTGTGTATTGCGTACGGCATTGAGCCGTATTCTGTAATTTGCGGCTCAATTTCTGAGCCGTATTTAAAACCCCTGTTAGACCACGTAGCCAACGGTGGCAAGATCCAAGCATGGAACGCCATGTTTGAGTATGCAATTTGGAACTGTGTCTGTGTGCCTAAGTACGGCTGGCCTCCCTTAAAGCTAGAACAGTGCATTGACACAATGGCTATTGCAGCAGCCAACAACATCCCACAAAGCCTGGAAGACGCAGCTATCTTTATGGATGCCCAGCACAAGAAAGACCCTATTGGCAAGAGGCTTATTCAAAAGCTTTCTAAACCTAATCTGAAGGGTGTTTTTAATGAAGACCCAGAATTGATGGCTCAGTTGTTTTCATACTGCCAACAAGACGTACGTGCAGAGATGGCTATAGGAGCCGTTTTAAGGCCCCTTATAGACGCCGAACAAGACATCTGGACCCTCACCCAGCGGATCAATCTTAGAGGCGTTCCTGTGGACGCTAATGAGCTCCACAATGCCGTCCTGGCTGTGGCAAGGGCACAGGATGCCATTGACAACGAATGCATCTCCTTGACCGGTTGTAAGCCTTCTGAAAGGCAAAAGTTACTAGACTGGATTAACCTAAGAATCCCTCATGCCCCGATGCCTGATTTGACCGCAGAGACCGTATCAAAAATGCTGCAGTGCAACATATTCCCAGTGATTAAACGAGTATTAGAATTACGCCAAGAAGGCAGCCAAACTAGCGTGGCTAAGTACGCTAAGATGATGGAGGTTCAACGTGAAGGACGGATTAGGAATACATTGGTATATCATGGCGCTAGTACTGGCCGCTGGGCGAGCCGTGGTGGGCTCAATCTACAAAATATTGCCAGACCAACCCTTGGCGATGAAGAGATTGAATTGGCGATACCAATGGTCTTTACAGAAGGAGTGGGCACGATGCAACAACTCTCCTCTCTGGTACGATCCGCCATACGAGCTCCAAGTGGCAAAACCTTCGTTGACGTGGATTTTAGCTCAATTGAAAACCGAGTTGGGGTTTGGCTTGCAGGACAAAACGACAAGGTGGAGCTCTTTCGGAAAGGCTTGGATGAATACAAAGCCTTCGCTTCCAGCAGTCTTTACCAAGTTCCCTACGAAGAAGTCACCAAAGACCAACGACAAGTAGCCAAGTCAGCGGTGCTTGGCGCAATGTTTGGTCAGGGTGCTAAGGGTTTGGTGAAGTATGCCGAAGGAATGGGTGTCACGTTGACCGAGGCAGAAGCTACGAACGCAGTAACTAATTACCGTAGTTCGTATGCAAAGGTAAAAGACTTATGGGGATCGTGCGAAGCGGCTGCGATTGAAGCAATAAGAAATCCTGGCACTGCGTATAGTGCTGGAGATAAGTTGTCAATGAAGCGGGTGAAAGATACCCTGTGGATGAGTTTACCGAGCGGTAGATTGATTTGTTGGCAAAGACCACAGTTCGAGTTGTTGCCAATGGTTTTTGGTAAACAGCGTTGGGGTGTGACTGTCCACAGTCAAAACACGGTTACTCGCCAATGGACTAGAAACATTTTGATTGGTAGCAGTATCTTCCAATCTGCCGTTCAAGGAACTGCTAGAGACTTCTTGGCTAACGCCATGATGAACTTGGAAGTCAACAATTACGAAATTATTAACTCGATTCATGATGAGGTGTTACTCCTTGTGGAAGAACAAAACGCAAAGTCTACGTTAGAAGATGTAATTTTAATTATGACCACACCACCAAAGTGGGCGCCAGACTTTCCACTAGCTGCAGAAGGCTGGGTAGGAAAACGCTACCGTAAGTAATTTGGTTTTATTGCAGTTTTAAAATTAACTTTTGGCAATTTATTTATTGCAACAGTAGGCTTAGTTAATGGTGTTTGAGGCACAATAGGTTTAGGTGCCGGGGGCTTAACTACAGGCTTAACTACAGGCTTAACTACAGGCTTAACTACAGGCTTAACTACAGGCTTAACTACAGGCTTAACTACAGGTGTAGGTGTAGGTGTAGGTGTAGGTGTAGGTGTAGGTGTAGGTGTAGGTGTAGGTGTAGGTGTAGGTGTAGGTGTAGGTGTAGGTGTAGGTGTAGGTGTAGGTGTAGCTAAGTTGCTAGTGGGTAATCCACCAGTTGGTGTATCTTGTTGAGGAAGCATGTTTGGATTAAATGTTTCCTGCGCAATACCATCAGTTGGTGCAGTTGGTGTTGTTGGATTGTTACCAGCCAATAAACCGGACAAACCACCCGTATTTGGGTTTGAGTAATCAACTGGTTCAGTAAAATTAACCGATGGATTTGGCGTTGCAACAGGATCAACAGGTGACACGGAACTACTAAAGTAAGAAGGGTCAATCCAAGTGCTTCCGGGTTGACTAATTACTTTGCCACTTTCATCTCTAATTTCCCCACCCATTGGCATTGGTTGAAACATTATTTGAGGAGGTGGAAATCCGGCAGAACTTATTACGGGACCACCAGTGTCGTAGTGTTGCACAAAACCACCATCGGCTAAATGTTTAACTTTTTTTTTGTTTGACATTAAGTGCATGGCAGCAGCGTGGGCTTTTGACCGAGGTTTAACCTGACCACCTTCTGCCATCGCTGGTTTGTTTTTAAGGCTGTCTAGGTACATGTTAAGCGCTTCTGCTCCTAAACCAACCACGGTACCGCCAACACGAGTTAACGGATGCGGTATTAAGGAAGCAGCAGAACCAAGAGCTCCAAGACCGCCAATCAAACCACCAGCAATGTCTCCTTGTTGAAAACGATTGTATGCGTCAGTGCCTTGAAACCCAGCACCCGCTCCAGCAATACCGCGGCCGATCACTGCTGGCACTCCTCTAGACACACCAGCACCAAGAGCACGTGCGGCTGTTTGACCCATACGGGGTATACCAAGCGTTTCAGCTAATTTTTCACCAGCAGACATATTACCACCAGCAATTTTTTGTAAAGCAGCCAAACGTCCTGGACCTAAATCATGTTCTAACTGAGCCATGCGAGAAAGCTCTTCTGCGCTTAAAGTAGCCGCTCTTGTGCCATGCTTGGCAACACCACCCACTGGAGCGTTTTGACGGGCTTTAAGAGCATTTAATTCATCTTCTGCAGCTTTGTAAGCATTAACACGATCAATAATATGCGGGCTATCACCTAAAGCTTTACCACTAGACAAAGCCCAACGATCTGTACCATCAGCAGCTTTTTGAAGAACTACTTCAGATGGGTTAACACCTTGCGCTTTAGCAATTTGAGCACGTTCAAATTCTTTGGCTCCAGCGTTAAGCATGGGACCAGCCATTTGACCAACGCCAAAACCAGCAGCAGCTCCGTACAACGTATTAACTTGACTATCTTCCGTAGATTGTTTTGTTTGAAGCGTTTGTATGTACTGAGCTATTTGTTTAGCGTCATCAACATTGCCAGCAGCGTCTGCTTTTTGTAAAGCGTCATAAGCACGGTTTAATTCATCAGCCATTATTTAGCCTTTAAATATTTATCTACTAATGCTGCTCCAGGGTGGGCTTGCTGTTGCTGGGCACCAGCTTGTCCGGGTTTCATTGGAATGGTTTTGCTAATACTTGTTAAATTATCAATGTATTTATCTTCTAATTCACGATATTCTGGGCTGCTACTAAATTTAACCCAATCCACTGTTCTACCAGTTTGATTTTGTATATCTTTCATCAAATTGCCAGCTTGCCTATTAAACGTAGCTTTATATTCTAATGCTTTTTGGACACGTTCTAACATCTCATATGAATTTAATGTAGAGCCACCAACTTGTTTAAAAAGAACACGTTCCGCATCAGATGTAGTTCCTTGACCTTTATTTGCTTGAGCAACTGCAGTTTGCAAACGAGCAGAAACAGATTCCATTTCATCTGCCAATTTTAACTCACGTTCTGTAATTCCTGGCATTGTCGCCAAAGCCGCACGACTAAACCCTGGCAAAGCAACAGCGCCAATTGGTGTTGTTACACCACTTGTAAGCAATTGCCCGATAGCAGATTTCATTCCAGGTTTTAAAAACTGACCAAGAACTTTACTATCAGGGCCAAGTTCTGTAAGAATTGCCTTCATATCAGCCGCTGTTTGCAATTCCCCTGGGGCACTTGCAATATTGGCTCTAAATGTTTTTTGTTCGTCTGCTGTAGCTGCTGCATTTGTTTTAGCTTGCTCTATTCTACCTTGTTCAATAGCTTTTACTTCGGAGAATGATAAATTTCTTGGAGCTGTTTGCGCAGCAGCAGATGGAATTGCTTTGTTTAAAGCTGCTTCCATTGTTGCCTTAACTTGACCTGCTGTTTTGCCAGCCAATGATGGATTAGCATCAATCTGCTCTTTTGTCATAATAGAGGCAATTGGAGTTTCTGCAGGCGCAGCAGCCAATTTTGTGTTACCACTAAACCATGTTGCATATTGATTTAATAAACTATTTGGCAATCCGGCATCTTGTAACTTTTTAGCATTGCTTTGTTTTATTGTTTCAGCAACTTTAGTTTGTATTTCAGGGTTAGCTTTAAATTGTTCCCAAGTAACATCTTTTAAAGCCGGATTTAAAGTTTTAGCAGTGTCAAATGTTGGATTATTAATTTGGTAAATACCATACGCAGTAGATTTTGTATTGGTGCTAGGTATGTTTTTACCACCGCTTTCTACCGTTGCAAAAGTTTGCAACACTGGGTCAGACGTTAATGTGTTTGCTGAACCAATTGTATCTCTTCCGTATTTCCATAAGGGAACTTGTACAATATTTTCCCCTTCAGTAGTTTCAATTGGTTTTCTTAAATCAGGATTCATTAAAAGCTCAGCAAAACGAGCTTTCATTTTGTTATATTCTTCTGGCGTTTTAGCGGCAGCCAAAGCTTCTCTTGCCAAAGAATTTAAGCTACCCATTGTGCCTAGTTCTGCACCGCCAGTTCCACCTGCTCCAGTACCACCATAAAGTTCAGCTTGGCGTTGTTTGTTAAAAGCTTCTTGCTGGGCATTTGATGCTTTTAACGCAGCCATTTGTTGACGCATGCCAAACACGGATTCATCTTCTCGTTGCTGTTGTGCATTAAGTGCTGCCAACGCTTGAGACGGACCCTGCACCCCACCAGATCCCCAAGCAGATGCACGTTCTAAACCACGCATAAACTGACTACCAGCACCAGTGCGTTGGTCAACCATTTCTTGCATATTTGCAAGCAACTCAGCAGTTTGCGTTGGGTCCATGGCAATATTGCCAACAGGCGAAATACCTTTACCAGTGGTCTTAACTAACGCACCTGTACCACCAATATTTTGTACGTTATCGGTATCTGCTGCCGAAGGGGCATCAGCGTTTTGTGTGAAACTTAATCCTGGAGTCGCCATAGTTTACCTTAATAAGGGCTGCTGTAGCCGGGGTCTGTAAGATCAACAGGTCCGATATTATCAGTTGGGTTATTGTCTATTGCAGGCCCAGTATAGTCTGGAATTGGTTGATTGTTAGTATCACTGCCAGCGTTGTAACTTGGACCGTTTCCTGTAGAAATTACTTTGCCATTAGCATCTAAAATATCACCATTTTGATTTGTAAAGGTACCATCTGGGTTAGGCGTTAAACCAGCACCACCTTGCCCTGTACCATAACCACCGCTAGTATCGGAACCAGCAGGAGTGTTACTTCCTCCTATGACTTTCTTATAGAATTCAGATAGACCACCTTGAATACCTAAATTCTTTAACAAAGTATTAGTGCCAGCAACAGAACCACCAAGGGCAGAAGCAATAGAACCAATTTGATTAAGTGGTGATAATTGCGTTGCGTTGGTAACCGTTTGTGGTGCATTAATACCACCAATAATTTTACCAAGCGCAGAAGCGGCTAATAGTGGGTCGGCTTGTTGTGCTTGTCCCAAGTTAGTCATTGAAGTAATGCCTCGTGAACCGACATCGCCCATAGCGGAACCAGCTTGTACACCAGTTTGTTGATTTTGTAATGCCGCTTGCATTTGAGCTGGCAATAACTGAGCAAACGCGTCAGCTGTTGCTTTGTCAACAGCAGTTTGACCACGTAAACTTCCAAATTGTCCAGAACCAATTGAACTAGCAAGTGGTTGCGCCTGAACATTTGGCATTAATTGATTAAGTTGCTGATTTTGGGCAGCGAACAAACCACCCATAGCTGTGTTTGTATTTGGTGTTACATTTCCCGAGGCGTCTGTAATCCAAGGATTAGCTGCTCCAGTAGCAATCTGTCCTAATGTACCTTGAGCTTGTGTAAAAGGATTGGTATTGGGGTTACTAAGTTGATTAATGCCTTGACCAGCAACGGTATTTTGCAAAGTGGGCACATTAGCTGCACCCTGGGTTGCTTGATTGACAACGTTTTGCTGCGCGGTATCATACCACGTTGGCATCGTGGTAGATTGCGTTGCTGTATTTGATATGAAATTGCTTAGTCCGGCCATATTATTTTTTCACTTTTTTCTTAGCTTCTAACAAATACCCTTTAACGCCTTTTGAATCTGGCGGCAGTTTTTTTGGGTCTGCTTTACGTTTGTGCGCTCTAATCGTTTTTAAAAATTCATCCAAAACTTTAGCACCACTATCACTACTACCGTTACCTAAAGATGATACCACATCAGCTGGAATTACAAACTCACCATTGGCAAGCATGGCTGGAATACTATCGCTTGTTCCGTCACCACCACCTTTTAGGTAAGTGTGTTGCAATGAATTTAAACCGCCTTCACTAAAAAACTCTGGGTTATGTCCTTCAGGAGCATTTTGAATTGCGCCACCTTCAGCGGCTAACTTCCATTCTTGTCCAAATGGGTAGCCAGGTAAAGCGTAATTAATTTTGCCTTTGATAACTTGTGGCTTTAACGCCATAATGCTTTGGTTACCACCGCCTAAAAATGGCGAAGAAGCTGTTGTGCTTAAATCATAAACACCTTGAGCAGAAGTATCTGGTGTGCTGCCAGTAGCCATGTGTTGCACAGCGCCACCAGAGGCCATACCTTCTTGGGGAGCAATTTCACCAAACAAACTATACTCTGGGTTTCCAGAAGAAGTTGATTGGGTTAAGTTACTACCGTAAGATGTACCTAATCCAGACAAACCTGATGTGTCAGTAGCGCCAGATGGTGTTGTACCAGACGGTGTTTTGCCAGTTGTTTTACGTAAAGTCTTAGCTTGGGACGAAGCTTTACCTAACCCAATACTTAATCCACCTTTTGTTTCGCTTGTATCTTCTGGATTAGGATCTTGATAATCTGTTGCTTCGGTAAAATCAACTACTTCTTGAGTTTCTGGATCATAAGTTAATGTTGAGCCATCATCAAAAGTACTAACAACATGACCGTTTTCATTTGTTTCTGTACCAAGAACACCACTAAAATTATTAGTTGGAGAAGTACTCGGTTCTGTTGGTTTAGCATCCGTTGCGTCAATTGGAGAAAACTCTTTTAACGGATCTACATATTCTTGTTCTGATTTAGTAAGATCTGATGCATATGGCAATAACGCATCGTATGTCGCTTGATCAATTTCACCATCGCCTAATTCTTTAGCCAAATCTTCTTTAGACAAAGAATTATATGTTACTGGTGTCGATGGTCCGTAAGCATCAGAAGCCGGAGCACCTTCAACGGTTACTGTACCATTGCTTGCAAGTGGTGCCATGGCAGAACCAACCATTGAAGGTTCTAATTGAACCTTAGCAATGTTGTAAGCATCTTCTTTACTAAATCCTGCGTTTACTGCATCTTGAAAAATTTGGGAACCAGTAATTTGCTGATCTGTTACTCCTGCAGTAGAAGATACTGTGGAGCTTTGATCACTACCAGTCCATGGTTGTCCAGTAGCTGGATCAATGTCGCTGTTATCACCACCCGCATTTCTTACTTCGGAAACCCCAGCGTTTGCCGCTGAGCTAACAGCGTAGTTACCTAAAGCTGTTCCAACACCAGTTGCAACATCTTGACCATTAAGCGCGGCGTTAACACCACCAACTAACATACGATCTGTAATGCCAGTACCGGTAGTAATACCTAAACTACCAGTAGCCATACTAGTAGCAAAGTTTTCTGCCACTTGGGTTGGGTCCGCACCATTAGCAAGAGCCATACCAGTGTTAATAATGGCACCAGCGGTGGCTGTTGATACTTCTAGTAACGGAGCTAACTCTGGAGCAAGAACTGCTACAGCAATAAGTGGTAACGCTTTTGTTGGGTCATTAACAATAGCTTGTGCTGTGTTAGCTACGGTGTTGGCCGCAGTTTCAACAACTGTAGCCGCTGTATCTACAACAGTTTGTGCAACATCACCAACAGTATCAATGACATCACTAACAGGATCTACAATATCCGAAACAATGTCACCCCCGCCGCCTCCACCATAAATACGGCCGCCACCAATTTTATTGCGGGTTGCTGAGTTGCCTAAAGGCTCGCCAAAAGCGTATAGTTGACGACGGGAATAAGTCATGATCTTTTTGGTCCAAGAACTAGGGTAACTTGATAAGTTTTACCATCTTTACTTTTTTGTACTGCGTATCCTGCGCCTACTTGATTTTTAGCCTTAAATTCACGACCAAGTACTTTAAAAATATTTAGAATTGACGGATCTTGAAATTGCGCTACTAATAAATCAAAACCATCGGCATAAGCTTTATGAAAAAATTCTCTGCTGCTATTGATGTAATTTCTTGCCGCATCAGCGTTTAAAGCTCTAAAAATTCCTTGCCCTGGATGAGTCTCATGCACAATAAAAACAGTGTTACCAAAACGATAAGGTTTGCAACCTTGCATACCAAATTCAGCAATAATGCTAGTATATAATTTGTCGTATGGTATAGGCGACTTAATTTCTTGCGCAGCAATTTGCACAATTTCATCGGTTGTTAATTGATGCTCTCGGCTGTCAACCATTTGACTCATATTAAACCTTTATATTCTACCTATACTAATGCAAAGATTAGTACTTTTTCGCCCCAAATCAAGCACTTGGGCCATTAATTATATTGGCAAATTCCATTGCCCATTCTTGCCAGGTCTTGTAAGTATCTGGTGTTGGAACAGGGTATCTGCCAAAGGTTTCGGATTGCACAATGTTCATGGCGCCGTAACGCCAATCTTCTTCTGAAGAAAACTCAATATTCTTTTGACCATAATAAATAGCCAAATTGCCGTTCCAATCTTCCCAAGTCATATAATCTGGAAGGCAAGGAAAAAACGATTGAAAACTAGGGTCGTTCGTCGCCATATTCGCAGGTGATCAAATTACGACCCATTTGGTAATTGCCGTTAACTTCATTAGATTCAAATTTTAAACGCACCAAACGGTGCTCCACACGCAGGTCAATCTTACCAGTGTTCTTGGTAAAATAATACGGACCAGAAGATTCTTCGTATGGACCAGAAGCAAACTTACGACCTAAAATGGTCATTGCCATTATACCATCTTGCAAAAAGTTTGGTTCAACACGACGCAAATGCATACGCCTATTAATACCTTGCAACGCATTTTGACTTGGATTTCCAGTTAGCCAACTAATATCACAAGTAGTAATGCTAGAATACACCGCAAATTCACCCAACAAATTAATTTCATTGGTACCATATTCATGTTGCCAGATGTTAAAACCACCAGTAACAAGATAAGTAGCTTGACTAATTGCTGGTGTTTGCGAAAAATCGGTAGAACACGTTATTAATGTTACGCCGTCTGGCGCAGTGTTATTATTAAAAATAAAAGTACTATTTGTTATCAAATAAGTATTATTAAGACTGTCAGTAGTGCTAAAACATAATGAGTCGCCAGGGCTAAATAATGGTGTTTGATCACCTTTTAAATACAACTGATTTGGGTCGGGCGCTGTTTCGCCTGATGGCGTTGGTATAACAAAATGGGGTGCGCTAAAAATTGGATTGTAGTTCCAATCACACCAAATTGGTGTTGGGAACAATTCTGTTGTGTAACCACAAGAGCGTTGTGAACCAATTGCTTGACCAGCGTCATACCACAGCTTATCTTTTACGTTATAAATAATAGCGTCTGTACATTCTGTAGCTGTGCCGCGGGGATAAAAGAACCAAATCTCATTGTAACGTGGTACCTTTGTAGCCCATACTTTTTGACGTTGTGAATAATTCAAATTGTCAAAAAGGTAGTTTACGTTTTTATCATTAGGCAATACTTGTACGCTACCATTGTATAGATAGAAACGATCTACACCCATCCAAAAAGCAATGCCGTCCATTTCGACAACAGCGCTAGAAGACATAATTGAGATTTGGCTAGAAATAATATCGTATGTCCAGTAAATCGCTGTTGCTTGAGGATTAAAAGACACACGAATTAAACTATCAGTAGCCCAAAACAACCCTGATGGTGAATTAGTACCACCACGCCAAGGCATTCCTTTGACAATTTTAGAAGAAGCTACGTTGGTTTGGTTGGCAAATGGACCATTCCAATCGTAAAAACCTCGGTTAGAGTATGTGCTGCTAACGTTGTTGTTAGCAATAAATCCGTTTGATCCATACACAAAAATAAACGGATACAACACACAAACACCACCATCAACACTAATAGGCTTGTAAGTTGGGTTTTGTCCTTGACTGTCAGACAGCCCAGTAAATGCCCATTGATAATTGTTGTCTGGGGTAATGGCGCCAACCAATACTTGTGAAACAACACCATTATCAATGTTCACTAAATTTTTGCCGGGATGTGCAAAAATTGCTAAATCACCACCTTGTGGACTAAATTGCGCATCAAACTGCCAAATGTTTCGATAGGGCCCATCAACTGGATCCGCAGTAAATACTGGATCATTGTTTAAGTAAACTGTTGTAGGGGATCCCGTAATTGTACCGCCAGTAACATCTAAAATAGTAGTACTTGCTGTAACAGTAACCATGTTTACAGTATATTCTACTGGAGTGGTTTGACTAAAAATAACTTTAGTCCCCACTGGAAAAATGTCCGATTTGTCACCATCAACTGTAAACGATGTTGTGGTGTTAGATATTAAACTAACAAATGCTGTACCTGGTAATATGTTTGCTGTAAATGGACCACTACCAGTACCGTAGTTTGTGCTAGTGGTGTATACGTCTAATTCTTTATAGTTACCAGTAAAAATATAATTTACACCGTTGTACGGTTGTGAAATCATACCACGACTAACGCCTACCAAACCAGTAAACAGTGTACGATAACCACCAATTTTCTTTGGCTCCATACGCTGAAAACGACACCACACACCATCGGTGTATTGATCGTTTTGGAATACAGTACCATCTCGCTTAATTCCAGCCGGTATTGCTAAGCTGTAAATTGAAGTGTATTGCGAGGTATCCTGTTGCTGATTATCAGCTGGCATTTAAAATAGCCCGCCACTAATTAATTGAGCGTTTAATGCTGCGTTTACTGTAACCAATGGAGCAGATGTATTGGAGTTATCAATTTTAATAATGTCAGTTGAGTTAGCTGACAACCCTAAAATATTTGGGCTAACTAAATACATACCGGTATGGTAGTCATTACTAAAAGCATACGCTGGTAGCGCCGCTGTACCATTAGCTGCAAGGAACGCACCAGTAGTAGAAGAAGTTAGCGGGTATAAATTTAAACCATCACTAAGCACTGTAACAATTTGACCAGCTTGCAATACAAACGGTGTTTGCGTACTTCCTTCGTTTTGGAAAGTAATGTTATAACCAATTTGATTTGTGTTATTAACTAACACATAAATCTGGGTAATGGCAGGCAATGTAACTGCCAAGTTTTGTGTGCGAGTGCCAGATTGAGCAATGTATGTTTGGATAATTGGAGCAAAATTTACCAAACTAAATGTATTACCTGGAATAGAATCCACGTCATACGTAGCAGCGGTAAATGTTAAACTATTGGGGTTAGCCAAACCAACGGTAATAAACCCAGTTAAAGCGGCGTCTAAAAAGATAAAACCTGAATCACCGGGATTAAAACTAATGGATATTTGGCCATTAATTGTGTCTGGCGACGTGGGGGTAATGTTAACTGTACCAGTGCCATTGTTTCTAAAACCAATATACCATCCGCTGCTTAAATCTTGAATTGATGGTAATGGAATGGTTACGGCGCCAGCGTTCCAAACAAAAGTAGCAGCACGACTTGAATCATTAATGGTTGGAACAGCGGTAATATCCACTGGATTTTGGGTAGTTGCTAGTTTACCATTTACTGTTGTTAAACCATAACCAGCCAAAGTAGCAGCATCAGCAAACGAGGTGCCAGCAGCAAACGTTACGTTTTGCCAAATACCAGCAGCAGAAGTATTGTTAGTAAGATAGAAGTACTTACTAATACCAACAGGTACAGTAACGCTAGATCCGCCAGTAAAGTCTGTAATAGTAAATTCATGTGCGCCCAGGTTGCGGAAAAGAATGTCTGCGCCCAGCGTTCCTTGATCAGCTTGCGGTAGAGCAATGGTGAGACCATCACTAGCAGCAACGCAATCAATAATGCGGGCAGCAGGAGGCTGGCTACCGTTGACAGTAGAAGGCCAGTAGAGAACTTGATCTGTACTAAAAGGGAGTGCAAGATAAGATACATCCGTTGGAGTGACAACGGTGCCTGTAAAGGGTGAGGTATAGACGGGTGTCGTAGACATATTTTATGGTTCCTGAACCGTAGTATTGCGATCTATACGACGAGAATTATCTTCTTTTTTAAGCGCCGCTAGTGCGTCTGTGTAATAGCCTTTCCACATCTGCAATTTATCTAATGCTTTTAAGTAGCCTTGTGCTTGCAAAAGTGTGCCATATAACATGGCTTGTGGTGCGATAGCTGTCCATAGGTTTTGCTGATTAACTTGATCCAAAGGCTGAATCTCAGCGTAGTAAATAATTTCAACCGGATAGTTTTGATCTGGAGCTGGTGCAAAATTCCAGTTGTTGTAATCATATTCTGCGTAATAAATAGGTTGCCCGTTATCAGATTCTGAAAGATATTGCGCTATATAATCTTGACTACGCATTAATACTGGAGCGCCGTTGACTTTCATAGACACCGTTTTGCGCCAACGTGCTGGTTTGTTTAACACCGTTTGGTTTTGCGCTAGATTGGTTTCCACCACAATCAGTTGCAAGTAAGTTTTAAGTTCAGCCGCAATAGATGATTCAGCCAATGCAATCAAATTGGGAATCTGCGCAATGAAGTCTGGATCGTTGCGTTCCATGTATTGCTGGACGTTTAGTACCAGCGAATCATAAGTCATGATTACGCTCATCGTGTGTAGTAGCTTATGTTAGGTTGGAAGTAGATTGGTGACTTGTCACGATCCTCTTCTTCAAATTGAGTACGAGCGTCCAGTGCCAGTTTTTCCAAATAGGTGACACGTTGTAAATCAATCTCCGGCAATTGCATTGCCAGTTTGTGTGATAAGGCTGCTTGAAAATACGGAATAGCACGATCTGGCATGTACAGTTCATTTGTCAACGAACCAACATCTTGAGGCTGCAATTCCAAAATAAGCGAGAACACTTGGAAGTTGTTGTTAGGCACAGGCCACAAATACATCTGTGGCACAATCTGGCGGTCAAACCAATATTGTAATGTGCGCTGACTTGGGAATTGCTTGTTTGGCAGCGAGAAGTAATCAGTACGATTAAGACGAGCCATTGGAATGACTTGCTGACTTTGAGCAAATTGAATGGATCTTAGTGAGAAGGTATTGGCTGTATCGCGGTTTTTAAGGCGATAGAAATAAAATTGCTGGGTTACATTAATACCAAAATAAGCCCAGTTGCGATCAGACAAAGTGGTCTCTGGCAACGATTCCCATAAGGACCAATTAATGCCATCGTTACTTACTTCAAGGTCCAGATTATAGGTAGCAGTACCAGAAGGAGCATAGGCATTAAAGCCAACATAGAATATACGAGTCTGTGGGCTGTAAGCTGCACCAAAATAGTTTTCAGATAAAGTTGATGTGGCATGGAGGTTTAAATCGCTGTTGTAATTTTGGTCAAACAACACAGCAGAATCGGGGTTATCTACTGGCAGCGCACTAGAGATTGTTGGGTTGACAATGTACACCCAGTTTGCTTCCAAGACATCCACGCAGTTTGCTGGCATGTCAAGGATCTGCTGATTGGTTTGTGGTCCCAATACTTCAATTTTTTGCAACCAAATATTAATACCACGGTTAGCACTGTTTTGAAGAATGTAGAACAAAGCTTGACGGCCTGCGTTAATATACTCAGGCGTCATTTCTTCTGCTGTTTTACCAGCATCACGATAGGCGTACGAGATCAACTGATCAACTGTAACCTTGGTCTTGTTGTACGTATTAGAATACGCCATTAACGACCTCTGCCAGCGGCTCTCTTAGCTACAGTTTTAGGTAGATTAGGTTGTGCTTTGCCAGCTTTGATAAACTCTTTGCCAACTTTCTTAGGAATGCCAAGAGTAGACTTACCAGCAGCTGCGGCGTACATTGCCTTTTGCTGTTGTTCGGATTTGATTGGCATTATTGTTGTCCACTAGCTTTTAGTTTAGCAAGACGTAAACGCTCAGCAAAACTCATAGGGGCGCTAACACCAGCGCTAGGAATAGCAGGAGCTGTACCCGCCATAGGGGCTGCATTAGGTAATTGAAAGTTACCCGGCATTTTAAAATTAGCACTAGGAATGGTTTGTGCTGGGCGAGCATTTACAGGACTTGTAGGAGCTTTATAAGCAGAAGGCAAATTAAAACCGCCACCTGGGAATAAAGAATTGCGTAAAGTGCTAACGTTATCACGACCTTGTGGGTAAGCAACACCAGAGTCTTGCTCTACGTTAGGAGCTTGCACAGGGCGAGCATTACGCATACGCAAACGCTCATCAGCACTTGGCCCCGCTGGCAAAGCCGCTGGAGCACGACGCGCTGGCGTCATACCAACATCACGGTTATCCATAGCTGGATTAGCATTAGGGATGTAAGAGCCTTGTGGCATACCAACATCACGATTATCCATCGCCGGATTAGCATTAGGGATGTAAGATCCTTGTGGTTTTTGTTCACCAAGAGCTGAACGCATACGTGCTAAAATAAATGGGTCAGTGCGGTCTGCACCGCCTAGCCATTTTTCCTCTTCAGCAGTAAAACCACCTTCGGCAAACTTTTTAATCTTGCCGCCTTTTTTCTTTTTAGGACCATACTTGGCAGTAGCTTCAGCTTGCTGTTTAGCAAACTCTTCTTGCTGGGAAGGACTCAATTTGTTAATATTGGATTGACGATTTTTATCGTAATCACTTGTTGCAGTTTGCGCGGTTTTGCGTTCTGCTTCTGACACAGCGCCTTGGCCTTTTACAAAGCTTCCGTCGGTGTCACCCGCATACTTTTTTACTTTACCACCCTTCTTCATGGCAGCGCTTTTTGTGTCAGCTTTAGCTGGGCCCATTTTGGTTTTAACAGTAGCGTCTTTGTCACCAGCTTTTTTGCCAGCTTCAGAAACGTTACCACCTTTTTTGAAAGCCGCAGTGGTATTACCAACACCTTTTAAAGCAGCACTTGAGGAAGCTGCTTTAGCAGGAGTGATTTGTTTTACCTTTTTAATGTTGTCTTTATCGCCAGACTTTTTCTTAGCTTCGTAAACGTTAGTTACATCACCGCCAGCTTTGTACTTACGCACAGTGCCAGCTTCTTTTTTGGAACGGCCACCTTTTTTAAGCTTGGACAGGTCAGTCTTCTCACCGGGGTGCTCTTGTTTGTCGTGCATAGCAAACGCTTTTTTGACAATCTTCTTGTCTTGGGCAATATCGGCTTTTCCGCCTTCTTTCATTTTGCCGCCGTAGCACATCGCTTTAGCTTCGACTTTGCCGCCGGTTCTAAAGCACTGCATTTTAGGTAATTTTTTGAATCCGTCCATGATATTTCCTCAAGTTTAAAATCAGTTCCTACATATACTAATGCAAAGAAAAGGGCTTTTACGCCCCTAAAAATAGTGCTCTTTCCCGTTTTCTGCGGTTAATCAGCACTTCCGGTTTGTTCCACATCAGGATGGCATCAGCCGCCCCTTTGAGGTCGTTCTCGTTAATCTTACGCAATACCGTAGATTTGCGGAAATTAGTCTCGCCAATATTAAAACACAGGCTGTACAAGGCGTCATATTGGTTCTGGGTAAGGGGTACCTTCACGTTGTTGTCAACGGCGTCTTGGCACCACTTTAAATCGCTTTGTAGGAGCTGTTCTACCTGCTCGTCTGTTAGGGTGGCAGTCAGGAGGTGCTGCTCATCTGGTTTGATCAGATGCCCCACCCCAATCGTCCATAAGCCCTTAGAGTCCTTATACGCCTTGTTGCGCAGACCCTCTTCTTTGGTAATAAACGATAGTGTGGATTTTGCTATTGCCATAACGTTTTCTTCAATTTGGGTGTACTTGTCGGTAAAATGGATCACTGCCATAATGCCCAACAACCACAATAGTACTGCTGTAAATCTTTTCATTTTCGCTCCTTACTCTACGCTATGATAGCGCAAATTGGGGTGTTACTTGTCTTCGGTGCCGATCTTAATACCAGTGATCAGCCCAATAAAACCACCAACGATGGTTTGGA